AAATTTGTTAAGACTGAATTTCACAGTGGTAGATTATCTGTGACTTTTAATCCTAATAATCCTAATATAGTGGGTAGTACTACACCTACTTTAGGTGATTCCCCTTATATTCATAGACAAATTATAGATATCAGAGAAGCCAATGAATTTACTTTCGTTGTCCCCTTTATTTCTGATTCTCCTTATAAGTTGTGTTCTAATTCTAGTGAATCTTCAACAGGAGTATTTTCAATTAGAGTTCTTGATCCTTTAGTAGCTCCTGCTACTGTGTCTCAAACGGTTCAAATTATAGTTGAGAAATCATCTGGTCCTGATATTGAGTTTGCTGTACCACAGCAATGTTTACAGAATTATTATTCTGGTATTGTTCCTCAATCGGGTAATGTATTTGGTTCCGTAGATCAAGGTTCAACTGTTTGTTCAAATTTAAACACAACTATTGGATCAGCATTAGTTCAAGCTGATAATTCGCTTAATGCTTTGCATTGTATTGGTGAAAAGATCTCTTCTTTTAGAGCTCTTTTGAAATTACCACATCAATTAGTCTTTGTTGTAGCTCCCACTGCTGCAGCTTATTTAAATGTTATTCCATATGCATTTAATACTGGTAATGTTTCTGGTGCTGTTAATACTGCACCTGCTATTTCTTCCGATCTTTATGCTCGTTTGGCCTCTTGTTATGTTTATTCAAGGGGTGGAGTTAGATTGAAGTTTGTAGATAATGCAGCTGTTACAATTCCTACTCCCTTGTCTGTGTGGTTTGATAGTCGTACACCTACTAGTGCTACTTTGCGTACTAATGGTGTTCAATGGGCAGCAGCTAATTCCGGTGGATCTGCTAATGCTACGGATCGTAATAATATGCCTACTTTATTTTATAGAGCAGGTTATTCAGGTGAAATTCAAGTTCCTCAATATCATCGTTTTCATAGTAGATTAAACAGTGATTGTTATAATAATTTGAATACGCAATATGTGGCTCAAGGAACCTCTTTAGCTCCTAGAGTTTTTGTGACTAGATCTTCATTGCCTTCTGCTACTGTAGATACAGCTATTTATAGAAGTATCTCAGATGATGGTAATTTTGGTAGTTTTATTAGCGTGCCTCCTATGTTGGCAGTCACTGTTGTACAGCCTTAAAGTTGTGCTTCTAGTTTTTCATGTTCTAGAATTTAAAATACATGACGTTTAGATGTTCGTAAAACACACCCCTGATATACGGGTGTCAGTATATCAATTGACCTTTTAGAAATAAGAATTTATGGTTTATCTTATTTTGACTCTTTACAACTTCCATTGAAATAAAGTTGTTAGAGACTTACCATGGTTTATCACCCCTTGGTAAGGTCCACCTAGCGTGAAACTTTGATAGTTACATGTGCATATAATCCCGTCGCTTTTATAGAGTAACGATTCACGTTAGGTGGGATTATATTGGAC